ATCCGTCAAAGCTGGCGCAAGGTCTGGCGCGTCTGGCGCCGAATGCCGATCCGGCAGACATCTACCAAGCGACCTCTGATCTTTTAAAGCTGTCGAGCGGCAACAAGGCCGAGCAGCTGCAGGCGGCTTATCTGGCAAAACTGATGGGGATCAACCTCCAGGTTCACGCTCGGCACGAGGATGTAGAGACACAGCAGGCTGGTGCCGGCGTACGAACGGCGGCGGGCATTGCGGGCCGAAAAGAAGTTGCGGGGATGAACATTGCGGCACGCGGGCAGATTGCGGCAGCGAATCAAGAGATCAGGCGGGCGGCGAACGCGAATCTCAAGGACTACCGGGACCAGACCTTGAAAAATGCCGTTACGCGGCTGGCGCAACAGGCTGCGGCCCAAGGCAACACCACCGCGGGTCGCGCCATTTCGCAACAGCTTCGGGCCATTCAGATACAGCTGAATGCGATCAAGCCGGCAGATGGCGTCTCTTATAGCGATGAGCAGGTGGCGCAACAGAAGCAGTTAGCCACGCAGGCGCAGCGGCTAGGCGACCAACTCGCCAATAGTCCCGACCAATCGGGTTCGGCAGAACAATGACATGGTCGAGCGGTACACCGATCAGCAACTTCTCGACGCGGGTTTTAATCCCGCACTGCTGCCCATCATCCGCCGGGAGAGCGGTGGGAAGAGCGTAGGCTGGGAGGGGCTGCCGGGGTCACGGGATTACGCGCCCGGTGGCACCGACCTCTCTGGCTATCCGCTAAAGTCGACCGGGTTTCCTGCGTGGCCCGGCAAGGCTGGTCCGGAGGGCAACTCCACGGCGGCGGGTGTCGCGCAGGTCGTGGGGTCGACATGGGATCCGATCGCCAGCAAGCTCGGCGTCACTGATTTCTCGCTGGAATCCCAAGCCAAGGTCGCCAACGAGCTCTACCGCCAATCGGGAACATCGCCGTGGCGGGCGAGCGAGCCCGGCGACCGCTCGGGCCGGTCGATCTCGGGAGCGGCACCCGGCGAGCAAACCGATGGTGGTCTCTATATCGGCCGGGTCGGGCTGGGTCGTGACGACCTCTCGACCGGCGGCGCGCTACTGCTCTCCAACCTTCTGAAAAACGCCTACCCCGAAGAAGCACAGTCAGCGACCGGCAATCCGCTCCTCGATGGCCTTATCAAGGCATCGTGGCCTGGCAACGAATCGGCAACGCCGCCACCGCAAGCGACCGCGCAGCAGCCGCTGCCACAGGTCGCACCGCCGCCGTTGCCAACGACAGTGCCTGGGCTGCAGCCGGGTCCGCTGCCGCAGATGGCACCGCCACAGCCGCTGCCGAGCGCACCGCCGATAGCGCCGCCGGCACCAATGCCGCAGCCAGCTCCGCAGGCCCCGCCGATGGCTCCGCCGCCGGCACCGATGCCGAGCGTGACGCCAATGCCAGGGCAACCCTCGGTCCCGGCCCAGCCGATGCAACAGGCGGCAATGCCGCCGCCGATGGCGCCACCGCCACCGCAGCAACCCTCGGCTCCACCTCAGCCGATGCAACTGGCGGGCGATGTGTTGGGGTTTGGTGGTGAGAGTGGCGATCAGATGGCTACTCGCCCCGGTCTATCTCCAGAGACTTGGCTGAAATTGCGGGGGTTGGACCCGGCAAATTTTGGGTATGACTTCCCGGCGAGGGTGCCGGTTATGCGGATGAAAAGGACTTATCCGCAGTTTCCAGCAAACGAGGCATCAAATGCCTCGACCGGCAACAGCCTGCTCAACAACCTGCTCAAGCAGATCAGTCCGATCGGCACGGCGCAGGCGGCTGAAGGGCCACCACAGGCCGCGCCAGGACCGGCTGCGCCACCGCCGACCGCCGCGACCGGCAACAAGCTGCTCGATGGTCTGCTCAAGTGGATCGGCCAAGGCGAGGCGGGCGAGCAGGAGCAGCAGAGCGCGGTCGCGGCACAGGCCACGCGCCCGATAGATCCGTTTTCGGCTGTGGGCGAAACCGCAGCGCAACTCGGAGACATCTTTATCAAGCGCCCGCTTGAGGCGGGAGTGCGTGGTATTTCGGGGCAAGATGCACCCGGTACGCCCGAGGCCATCGAGGGCGCGATGGGCGCGGCCGCGCTGGCGATGCCCGGCAGCATCGGCAGGGGCGGATTGGGTGCGGGGCCGCGGTTTCCTCGCCGCGAGCCGCCGCCGATACGCGAGGGTGGGGCGGGGCCAGCACCTGCCGGGACGGCGCCGCCGGGAACGGTCCGGCTCTATCGCGGCATTGGCGGCGGCTCGGCCGGGACGGGTTCCGCAGAAGGCGGATGGTTTACCACCGATCCGGCAAAGGCCGCGCTCTACGGCAAGGTTCACTCTGTTGATGTAACCCGCGATGAACTAAAGCATTTTGCGCAAGGTCATGGCGGTCCGGACGAGTTTGTTACCGACAACAAGGGCATCATCGGGCGCAGTCAGCCGGTGGCAGGGACGGCACCGCCAGCAGCTGCGGGAGCGGCGCCGCCTGTTAATGAAGGCAGCGTCAGGTTTTATTATGGATCACATACCGATCCGACAAGCGGGGGCGATCGATTTGCCACACCTTATCTCGACCGGGCGCGGAACTATCGCGCATACGGGGAGACCAACCCTGTCTACTATGTCGATGTAAAAAAAGGTGATCCCTGGGAAGTCAAGCAAAGACAATGGGATGAGATAGACGAGCAAGCCGGCACCAACATGGTTGGACGTTACCATGAAGGAGTTTTGCCGGAACGTTTAGCAAAGCAGTTTCGTCCGTTGGAAGCTACGGGTAGCGCGCCGCGCGGGCAAATCATCGGGGGGCCGAGACCACCGGAACCGCCTCCTGAACCTGCTAAACTGGACCCACCTCCCGGCACACCCTATCAGCCGCTCGATGACGATCTCTTTCGCGCGCAGCAGACCAGCGAAGCCGAGCGCCTCGAAGCGCAGAAGATCGCCGAGCAACTGCGCGATCACGGCATCACCCCCGCCGATCTAGAGGAGGCTTACCACATTCGCGAATCGCGGATGACCAAGCGTCCGCTGCCGGAAACCGAGAAATCCCGCCTGATCGAGCGGGTGCTCGCGCCGCTCGACAACAAGATCCTGCAGGACGCGCAGTGGATCTACGAGCACGCCCCGGACATCTACGGGTCGATGCGCGAGGCGCCACTGCGCACCGCCCAAGAGGGTCACGTCCACCGCAAGGTCGTCGGCAAGAACATCCCCGGCGAGCATCTCGATCCGTCCGAGGGCGACATCCTGACCCGTACCTTTCTTGGTCGCGGGTCATTGTCACGCCGTGCCTCGGGATTGATGCGTCGTGAGCCGGTCTATCTGTGGGAGGACAATGCCGGCAATACACTCGGGCAATGGGGCAGGCTCGGTGAAAAGGGAGGAGCTGCCCGCTATGGCGAAACCCGCACCATCAATGGCACCAGATATACCGCGCGGCAGCCGACGACACGCGAGATCACCGGGCGCAATCCGGGCGGGCGGCAGTACATCGAAGACCTCGGGGCCAATACCATCGACAATGCGCTGCGCCTCGGGCGCGTCCGTCGCAACATCGAAATCCTCCAGAAATGGCGACCGATTCTTACCGAAGGCGGGTGGTTTATCCCCGAGGGGTCGCACACCCCGATCCCGCGCGGCTACAAGGACATTCTTGTCCCGCAACTACGGGGCAAGGCCGATCCGATGGTGGCCGACATCATCAATGATGTCTTTAACGCCGGCGGCGACTGGCCGGAAATCCTCGACAAGATCAACCGCATCGGCGTCGGCTCGATGTTCTGGTTGCCGATCCGCCACCAGCTGAATGTCGCGGCGCATTATGCGATCGGTCGCGGGTTTGACTGGCTCTATCGCAATCCTAACCTGTTGCGCGCGACGACAGCGGTGCAGACGCTCGGACCCGACTATATCCGCTACCTGAAAGCGGGGGCCGGGTTGCGCTACGCCTCGCCGCTCAACGAGAACTTCTACAACACGCTCCTCACCAAGCTGGGGCATGACATCGTCAAGGATCCGGGATGGACCGGTGTTGCCAAGGCGCTCGGTTTTAACAGCGCACAGAAACTGGCCGAGTCGATCTATGGCTGGTCGCGCCGCGAATTGTGGAAGGTCAATGATGTCTTTCTGACGGCGCGGATCATGGAGCTCGAGCGTGCTGGTAAGCCGCTACAGGAAGCCATCCGCATCGCCGAGCAGGAGATCCCCAACTACCGACTGCCGACCAACAACCTAGCGCTCCGCAAGCTGATCAATTCGCCGCTCGTCGCCTTTGGCCGGTATGGCTATGGCCGCGCCAACGCTCTTGCCAGGACCGCAATTAACCTTGTTGGAACCAAGGCGACGGGCGAAGAACGGCTGCGCGCTTTAGGCCAAGCGGTGGGCCTCATCGTCATCGGCACCGGCGGCTACACGCTGGCTAATCACGCTTTGCAAACAGCACAGAAGCAAGTCGGCGGCATGCTGCCCGAGAAGTGGCGCAAGCGCCTCCTCGGTGACAAGCCGTTGGAATTTGCCGAGACCGGGCCATTTGGCGTGACGCGGGAGGCCGCCCGCTACGGCATGTCTTTTCTGCCCAAGGGTGTTGCCAAGACCAAGATCCCGGGCACTAGCGAGACCCTTGGCAGCGTCATTGGTCTGGAGCCGGAAGCAGAAAGTTTCTCACGGGTGCTTGCTTCGCTCGTCACCCCCTCGCCCTTTGTCGAGCAGGCACTGCCGTATTTTACCGGGGGACGCAACCTCTTTACCGGACAGCAAATCCTCGATCCCCAGAAGCACCTGCCGGCGGAAAGCGTGCAATTTATGGAGCAGATGGCGCGGCTAGTTAATCCGGTGGCAGCGGCACTCGATGCCGCGCGCAAGGGTCTTGTCCCCGCCATCGGTCCACAGTTCGGCGTCAAGCAGGAATACAAGGTGCCGCCAAAGATCGAAAAGATGCAGCGGCGCGGGGCCGCCAAGAGCACGGCAAAAGACCCGATCCAGTGGCGCGCCGACAAGCTGTTTGGCTACTGATTACGGATGCGAGCGAACGGGGGTCAAGATCAAAACACTTTTTATAGAGCGCACCGCAGACGGGCTGCTCGACCTGGCGGTGCGCGCCAAGGCCCTGAAGCACGATTTACTGATGAAGATGGCGCCAGATTTGTTTGTTTTTGATTTTTATGACCAGCGTTTTGCTAACTTCATATTCGCGCGCAAGAGCGCGGCTGCTCTTGGCGCTGTGATAAATAACCAATGCTTGCTCGGGAGTTAGCACCGTCCAATGCCGCTCCTTACGCATCATATCCCAACTGTTGTCCTGTCCGCTTCCGATGAAGAGATGGTCTGGATTAACACACAAAGGTGTGTCGCATTCGTGGCAAACCCTCAACGATGGCGCGATAGGACCGCGATACAATTCGTAAGAAAAGCGATGGGCATAAACGCTTTTCTTGTTAACCCAGAACCGCCCATACCCATTGTGTGCTTTTCCTGTCCACAACCAACACCGTGGGCCAATGATGACTTTTCCAAAGAATTTATCTGAGATGGAAGAGGTCATATGAAGGTCCTATTTATAGAAAAAACCGCAGACGGTCTCTTGGATTTAGCTATTCGTGCGCAAGCTTATGGGCATGAAGCTATGTACTTCTTGCCTACATACGATCAATACAAAGCCCCTGTTGGCAGGGGCCTGGTCACCAGAGTGCCAAATTGGCGGGATGCTGTCAATAAAGCGGATTTAATCATTTGCGGTGGAAACGACTATTGTGTTGCGGAGTTGGACCGCGTGCGTGCCAACGGCAAGCTGGTCGTCGGTTCGTGCGTCGAGGCCGAAACTTGGGAAAGTGACCGCGCGAAGGGCATGGCAGTATTTCGCGCCGCCGGGATCCCCGTCCCGCCCTACCGGTCGTTCACTGATTATGACACCGCTATTGCCTACGTAAAAAAGCATGACCAGCCCTTTGTCTCAAAGCCCTCGGGACGGTGTGACGACAAGGCGATGTCCTATGTCGCCAAGACCCCCGCCGATCTGGTGTACATGCTGCAGCGCTGGAAGCGCGCCGGCAAACGCATCGGTGAGGAATTTATCCTGCAGGAGAAGTTGCAGGGGATCGAATTCGCCGTTGGCGCGTGGTTTGGTCCGGGCGGTTTTGTCACCGAGTGGGAGGAGAATTTCGAGCACAAGAAGCTCTTTCCCGGTGATCTCGGACCCAACTGCTATTCCGCTGATACTGAGGTGCTGACCGAAACGGGATGGAAATTCTGGCCCGACGTCGTGTCCTCCGACAAGATCGCCACACTCGTCAACGGCTATCTGACATTTGAAAAACCTTCTCAGCTTGTCGCCGCTCCCTTTAGGGGAGACATGATGTCGTGGCAATCGAATCGGGTCGATTTGATGGTTACGCCTGGTCATCAGATGCACGTCACCGATCGAAACAGCGTTAGGGACGGCGAGCCTGAGTTTGGCTTTAAGCCGGCCCATGAGATTGTGGATTGCAAGATTGCCAAGAAATTTGCAGTGCTACGAACCGCCAGCTGGGCGGGGAACAAAACCATGTCCCCGGAAAAGGCGCGACTATTTGGCATGTTTATGGCCGATGGCTATGTCAAGCGGCGCTCAATTCAGTTTGGAAATTGCCCCGCGCACAAAGAGACGCTAATCCGCGCCGCCGCCCTTGCCTACGGCGTGACATGTCATCGCTACGGACCGGATATTTACATCAACAATGCCAGTTTGGCCTATGAATGGGCGTGGGTTCCCACGGCAACCGAGAAACGCGTCCCAGCAGAAATCATGAACGCTGAACCGCAGGTTATCGCGGCGTTTCTTGAGGGGTTTGCACTTGACGCTTCCACCCGCGCTAATAACCGCATCTATACAACAGCCAGTCGTGGCATGGCTGACGACATCCAAGTTCTGCTGCTTAAGGTGGGGTTAGCAGGAAACATCAACGAGCGTGATCGCCGCGATGAGCCTGAAAGACTTTTGAAGGGTTATGTTGTTAAAGGTTCGTTGTCTTGGGATATCAGCGTCTCGTCAAATGCTCTGGCGTGGCTCAGACCGCGATATTGGCGGCCGGTTTGGTATGACGGTATGGTCTACTGCGCAACCGTTTCATCGCATGTTCTCTTTGTCCGCAGAAACGGCAAGGCCTGTTGGAACGGTCAGACCGGCGAGCTCGGCACCGTATCGCGCTGGGTGACAAAGTCGAAGCTCGCGGACAAGGTGTTGAAGCCTCTGGAGGTGTTTCTGCACCGCACCGGGTTTGTCGGCTGCATCGATGTCAGCGTCATCATCGACGAGGAGGGGACACCGTGGCCGCTGGAGTTCACCTCGCGCTGCGGCTGGCCGGCGTTTAATCTGGAGTGCGCCGCCTTCACCTGCGATCCGATTGAATTCATGCACGATTTAGCTGCGGGCAAGAACACAAAGAATGTTCATCAACTCGACGAAGTGGTTGTAGGCGTCGTGGTCGCATTGCCCGATTTCCCCTACTCCCACGCCACCCGGAAAGAGGTCGTTGGCGTGCCAATCTATGGTGTCACTCCCCAGCTGATGCCCCATCTGCACTTCGCCCAGGTCGCGATGGGCAACGCGCCCCAGGAAGCTGCCGTCAATCTCGAGGACGGCCCACTGCACGTGGCAGCCGGTGACTATGTCGTGATAGTATCCGGCACCGGCCCGACGGTGACTGCCGCGCGGCGCGGCGCTTACGGTCATGTGAAGCAGCTTTCCATGCCGGCTTCCCCTTTTTGGCGTATTGACGTGGGGCTTCGTCTGAAAAAGGAACTCCCAAAACTTCAGTCACTTGGATATGCGACGGGGCTTTCTTTTACCTGATTTTTCCCAAGCCGCAGAGCGCAAGCGGTTACATGTCCTGCAGACTCGCTTCTGCGATTCTCTTAAATGGCATCTTGTTTCTCCGTCACTCCTATTGCTTCAGCCTCTTGCGCCGGCATGCCGATCACGTCCCGCAGATCGATGACGAGGGTGATTCGCGGTGTGGCGGCGAGATTGATCGCGGCATGCCACAGCGAGGGGCGGGTCAGCACGACCTGACCCGGCTGCATCAGCCAGGGTTCAGGGGGGGACCAAAGATAAGCCTGAGGAGGACAGCGCACACCGACAAGGAGACGAAGGTGGCGCAGGCAATAAGGCCGTGTGTCCTGGCGCAGCGGTGCCGCCGCGCCGGGGTCGAGGAGCTCAAGATAAATCCGTCCTGGTAGAAGTCCCGGGCGTGCATCGAGAATCGTTCGGAGGATTGTATGCATTTCCGGCCAGCGGCCGGCGGGGCCTGTACGGCGATCGACAAAGGCACTGTCATCGTTCGGATCCCCATTCTTCTTCGGGCCGCGCAGCGGCAGGTGGCGAATGCCGGTTCCGGTGAAGAGCGGCATCCGCGACCTGAGCGAGGCGATCAGGTCATGCGGGTCGACCCAGCCGACCAGCTGAAAGTTCATTCGAGGTGCAGTTCAAAGCCGCACCGCGAGCAATGCGCGATGTTGTCGTCGATGAGTTCGACATAAGGGTCGCCCTGGCAGACGGGTTTTCCCTCGCTGTATGTCCACCAGGCGAGAACCTGCGCCTCGATTTCCTTGCAGCCGCAGCGCGGGCATTCTTTTGGAACGTCAGGCATAGTAAGCCGTCAAGCCGACGAGAGCGAACCAGCACAGACCGACAAAGCTAAGCGCGAGACGCCAAGCATTTTCGTCCTCGGGCAACCACCAGACAATGGGCAGCGAGAAGACCGGGACAGCAATCCATCCCGCCCACGCAAGGTTCAGCACGGGATGCCTATGCTGATCCCAGAAGGCTGGTGCCAACACCACGGTATAAAAGAGAGCGCCGCCAAGGATCTCTTTCCAGTGGGTGATAAACATTCGGCGCATTTGATGATCCCTTTCCCCACGGATGTCCCACGGATGCGAGGTGCGCCGGATAGTCCGCCGGCGCTCGGATCCGGGTTAGAAACAGTACTGGTTGCAGTACGTGTAACCACCGATCGTGTTGCAGGTCGTGGTGCACATGTATGCCTGCGCCTTAGTGGCAGCAAAACCGCAGATGCCAAGGCCGATCATCGTAAACAGAGCGACGGCAGTGATGTACTTAGCCATTTGAGACTCCATGAGCTTGTAGCGAGTTGTCGTGAGTTGCCGCTTAGATCAGTCGCATGCCGTGGCTCCTTTCCTTTCCCCAAGGACGCGGTTGAGCGCGCCCTGCAACGCCGTGTAGTCGATCTGTGTCAGCACTACCTCGACGACCACCCCGGTCGAGTGGGCGCGCGAGGCAATGGCGAGCGTCTTGTGCTTGATCACCGTCTTGCCCTGCAGCAGCCCGTCGATATCGCTGGTATCAAGGGTGAGCCTAATCATCGGCGCCGGGCAGCCGGTCGATGGTGTTCCAGCAGCAGCGCAGCGTGTCGCCGGGCGGCCAGTCGGGGCCGGTCTTGACCAGGTTGTCCGCCTTGAGCCGCGCCTCCATGTCGCTCTCGGCCTGGATCTCGATCTCGAAATTGGCGACAAAGTAGATCCGGTACGTCGTCATGCCCCTTTCCCCTTTCCCCGTGTGATCAGGCGTGCGCCACGGCTTCGCGCCGCAGCTTCGACTTGCAGTTCTCGGCAACCCGGTGCAGTGAGTTGATGATCGCTATGCCCTTCTGCTCGCCCTCGACCGCGCCGATCAGATCCACCAGACGGCCCCAGTCGGCACTCTTCAGCATCTGGTCGACGTCGCCCGGCGATCCCGCTTCCCGCAAGGCGCGCTCCATCGCCTGGTAATCGGCCTTGGCCTGATCGCGGTTATGCGCCTCCTCCTCGGGCATGATCTCGGATCCCGCTACAGGCGCGCGCGGCGAGGCCGCAGGGGGCAAAGGGATCTCGGGGGCTACCGCTGGCCGTCTTGGCGCTGATCGCGCTGTACGGGCCTCCACGGGCTTCTGTGGGCGTGTCTCTGGAACAGCCGCCTCCAGCGGCGGTGCTTCGGCCTCAGCCTGCTGCATTTCGTCTGTGGTATAGAGACCGGAGAGTTCCTGAGGGAATGCACGCCGCAACGCCAGCGCCTCGGCGCATTTGGCAAGCTGACCCGGGGCCATCTTTTTCCAGAACCGGGTCGGGTTTCCGTCCCGATCGAGCTGCACATAGTCGCTGAAGCGAGCCAGTCCGAGACACGGCTCCTTGAAGTCATGGCGTAGCGCATAAACCCGCGCTGCCACCGGCGGCTCGTCGTGGACCCAGACATCGAGCCAGACACCATCGCGCCCGCACCACTCCGGGCCAAGCTGGCCGGCGTAATGCCCGCTGCGCTCCGCGATCAGCCGAAACCCATCGATGCTGACCTGAACAGAACGGGTGCTGACCCACTGGCCGTCCCGTCGCTCTCGCCGTTCCAGCGAATAAATCTGACGTGCAAACGGATCGAGACCGGTGCGTTTGCACTGGTACAAGAACATTTGCAGTTCGTCATCGCTAGCGCCTCGGCAGATCGTTCTCTTAACGAGGTCGATCTGCTCGTTGCTGAACGTCAGCATCGACCGCGGCATCGCCGGAATGATTTCACCGGTTTCTTTATCGTGACTGTCCATCAATATTTACCTTTCAACTGACGGGCAAAGAACTGACCCGGGCTGGGGGCGGCCTGTAAGGCGGCGGCGACCTCTGGCGGCACACCGTCGAGCGTGTATTCGTCGCCGGCCTGCGTCGTGAGCGTGAGGGTCTGGGTCTCGTCGTCGTAGCTGGCCGACGACAGCCAGCTGCTCTTCAGCGGAAAGGTTGTTTCGGCCATCACGCGTTCTCCTGCTTTATGGTCATGGTCAACGCACCGGTGGTGGAGCGTTTTGCGGTAAACAAACCCCGTTTGGTCGGCCGGACGAGCTTGCCGACATCTTCCGGCAGCAGACTGCCGATGGTGGTGCGTGCCGCGCCGTAGGCCTTGTGCGCTGCCTCGGTCTCGGCAAACGCCTCGATCGCATTAGCGCAGTCGACCGCCCAGTTGTTGCGGGCGACAAAGGCCTGCCATTCGGGCGAGCCAAACGGCTGATCCATCTCAACCGTGCGCAACCGCGGCTGCGGCTTCGGGATCGGTTGCGGAGACATATCCGGAGGCTCCTCGCCGGCCTCGACCCACGTCCAGAAATCGGCTTCCTGTTCGATGAGGTCCTGAGCGAAAAAGGGATCGGGTTGACCTTCGATGACCTCGTGACGGGAATTTCCCGCCAGGACCGACAGAACCCAGTAATCAGCCTCGCAGACGATGCAGTTGTGGGTCAGCTGCGGCGTATATCGCTCGACGAGTTCCTCATAGCGAAACTGTCCGACATGCTTAAAGTCAATGTAGCTAAGCATGCCGGCACTGTTATTGGTCAGACCATCGAGGTTCGCGCGCATAAACGGGTGTTGTTCGGAAACCCACGTTTCGTTGCGGCGGATGACCGCTCGGCCCGAGGTCTTCTCATACCAAAAGCAGTTAAAGGCTTCGGTGAACGAACCTAGCTGGACCGGCAGATTGCCCGACAGGTCGACGGGTTCGGTCAAACCCATCTTCTCGCGCCAGAGCGCAACCCAATCGCCCTCAATGATGCGCTTGGCATCGGTGCCGCCAAGGCCTTTGCGGCGCTCGGCAAGCTGCTCGGCGGTTAGTCCTAACAGCATTTCAGTCGTCTCCTCTGCCGCCGCCGGCCGGGCGCTCGCCCAGGATCACGGCAATCTTCTCCAGTGTCTCAACCGCCAATACCCGTTGGTCGGCACTCGCGCACTGCGCCAAGTGGCGAAGTGCCGACCGCGCCAGCGTCAGCGCCGCATATTCCCTGCTGCGCTGCATGTTACGCGCCCACGGCTCGGGCAACGGAGCGGGTCGCGGCGTCACCGGTAGATCTCGCAATACGAATCGCGGTAGGCAGCGATCGCCTCCCACAGCTTGAGGCGGATCTCCGCCGCGCGCTCGATCCGCGCGATCCGCTCGTCAAACCCGTTCGCCGGCAACTCGGTGGACAGCACCGTCTGCAATGCCCCGAGCTGCTCGCTCAGCCGGAAATAAGCATCCAAATCCATAACGATCTCCTTCCCCAATGACAGGAACATATAGGCGCTTGCCTCGCCCTGTCAACGACATTATCATTAAGCGGGATGGAAAACTTTCGGGGCGGCTGGCGCGAGATGCGCGAGGCACTGATCCGGGCGGGGTACGGGCCGAGCGACCTTCGTCAGTGCTTTGCCCGCGGGGTCGGGCCGCCCTCGCAGCGCATTTGTGGGCGGCGGGTCTACCAGTGGCAGGAGGTCGAGGCGTGGGCGCGGACCCGGAAGCGTCCGCACAAGATCGACCTCGGCCCGTCCGCGCTCGGGCGCTGGCTCAAGCCGCGTGAGACAGCGTGGGGCTTTGCCTTCCGCCTCAACGTGCCGGTGCGTTATGTCCACCGCTTGATCGGGCACAGAACCAGTCTGTGGTTCGAGCGGCTGCCGCCGCCCGATGTCATGGAGTTGATCAGTCTCGAAACCGGCATCCCGCTCGCTCGCCTCGAGGCGGACGCGATGGACTTGGCATGTTAGTGGTCGGCGCAGACCCGGGGCTTGGCGGCGCGGTCGCGCTGCTTGATACCACGGATGACCGCCTCCTGATCTGGGATATGCCAACTCACGCGCTGACCCGGAGCGGCAAGGCGAAACGCGAGATCGACGCCTACTCTCTGGCCGACATACTGCGTTTGCACCGCATCGACCATCTGTTTATCGAGCGGGTCGGGGCCATGCCCGGCCAAGGCGTCTCGTCGGTCTTTGCCTTTGGTCAGGCCTTTGGTGTCATCCGCGGTGTTGCCTCGGCGATCGGCATCCCGATGACGCTGGTGTCTCCCGCCAAGTGGAAGAAAGACCTCGGCGTCCCCGCAGCCAAGGACGGCGCGAGAGCGCGCTGTTCACAGATTTTTCCGGCACACGCGCACTTGTGGAGTCGATCTAAAGATCATAGTCGCGCCGAAGCGCTCCTTCTCGCCCATTACGGCATCAAGACGAATGGATGGTAGGCGGCAGCGCTGGGGGCATCTCCCATGAACATCCGGTCACGGTCCCTCCTTACCCAGCATGACCGCCATGCAGCGGTCAAACAGTTGCTGCGCCATGCGGTCGCGCTGATTAAGCTGATCGTCTAAAAACCACATCACAAACGCGATAAATCCGGCATTCAAGAGGATGAGGACGATAAAAACCGGCGGCAGCGCCGTGATCAATGACTTGCCGAGGCCGACGAGGCCGCCATTGCCATTTATCGCCATGGTCTGACATCATACACCGCGGCATGGGGATGCCGTGCGCAATCCAACATCACCCTTCCCCGCCGTTGCCTGGCTGTCCCTGGGTCCAAACGCGGCGGGGATTCTTTTATCCCGCATCCCGTGTGAATCGCGGGCATAAGTCATCGCACCGTCTTCCGGTCGCAGCAGAACGGTCATAATCTTTCGCGGTATCCGTGGGGGAAGGGATGCCGCCTGCTGCTCGTCCGCAACAATCGATCAGCCAGCAATCCGCCGCGTGGCGGGCCGCCGAGGAGGAGCGCCAAGCCGCTCAGGAGCTTGCCGACTGGGGCAGGCTCGACGACCTCGGCATCCTCGATCTCTCGCTGTTCGACCCCGAGGCGCTCCCCGAGCTCCTGTGGCTTGTTCCGCACCATTTCTCTGCCGGCTCGGTGGCGCTTGTGGCCGGTGACGGCGGGACGGGCAAGACCACCCTCCTGATGCAGCTGCTCAACGCCGCCGCGCTCGGCCTCAAATGGCTCGGGCATGCCTGCGAGCGCGCCCGCGGGCTGATGCTCGCCTGTGAGGACGGTGTCATCCCGCTACTCTGGCGGCAGCGCGCCATCACCCGCGCTCTCGGCATCCCGTGGCTGGCGCCCTATCAGGCCGGTCTGCAGATCTGGCCGCGCGCCGGTCAGGACAATACCCTGTTTCAATTCAATCCGCTCTCGGGCGAGGTCGAACCGACCCATCTGTGGCAACGCCTTGAGCACCGCTGTCGGCGCGATCAGATCCGCTATCTGGCGATCGACACCGTGGGGCAGACCTGCGCGGTCAATGGCAACGATGAGCACCAAGTGGTCAACACCGTCGCTTATTTCCGCCGCTTGGCGATGGCGCTCGACGGGGTGGTCATCCTGACCAAGCACCCCAGCCTCTCGGGCCGCGCGCTCGGCACCGGCGAGAGTGGCTCGACCGCGTGGTCAAACACTGTCCGCTCGCGCTTTTATCTCTCGCGCGACAAGGAGAAGCGCCTCACTTGGCGCGGGATGAAGTCAAACTACGACAGCCTCGACGAGGATTTGCCGCTCAGATGGCAGGACGGCGTCTTTGTCGTCGATGCCCCTGAACCAAATTACGGGCAGCGCTACTGGCAGGAATGATCAGCGCGCCTCTTCTAAAACTTTAATCCTGGCGTGAAGTTCTTTAATGCAATTGATCAGTGGAAAGACCAGCTTGCCCAGATCGACGCTGAGCAGGTCGGGGACATCTTCGCTCTCACGGGTCAGCACAAGATCGGGCAGGACCGCTTGCACTTCCGCGGCGTCGAGTCCGAGATGCGTTTGCCCGTCGTCCGAGGTGCCGCCCTTGCCATTGTAGTTGAAGGTGATCGGGTTTAGCGCCAGCACCGCTTCCAGCCCCTGCGACCACGGCTGCATGTTCTCCTTGGTGCGCGGATCGCTGATCGCCGCCCACGTGCCGGTCTGGTTGCTACAGTTGCCTGCGGTATCGATGATGATCCGAGCCGGCGCGCCGGACGCGGTCTGATCGATAATCGAAAAACGCCCGTCCGGGAGGGTCCCTGCAGTCCAGGTCCGCACGGTATTGACCGTCCAGGCCGAATAACAAACGCCGCCGGCCGGCACCTGCGCACTGATGACGTTTGGCGTCGCCACGGCTGACAAGACCGCGAGGCTTCCCCCCGTGGTCACCGTCCCGGTGACCGTGAGATTGCCGGCGCCGTTGATCGTCAACACCTCGGTCGGGGTCGGGCTGGCGATCCGGAAGTCGCCCGCCGCGGCATAGGTGCTCCACAGCTGGTTGAGTGTGCGGTCGTTGTAGAGAATGGCGGCCGTCGCCCCGCCAACGACAATCTGACCATTGCCCGGAAACGACCCGCTATTGACGGCGAGACCCTGCACAATGCTGACATTGTTGGAAAAAATCGGATTGCCGGTCAGGGTCGGCTGCACGCTGAGCACAACTGAGCCGCTGCCGGTGCTCGTCGTTGTCCCGGTTCCGCCGTTGGCCACCGGCAACACCCCGGTCATCGAGGCCGACAGCGACAGTTTGGCCCCGTCCCCCGCCACGCTTCCCGTGTGGTCGTGGCCACTCGAATTGTCAAAGGCGTTCTGCAGCTGGTTTAATTCGGTGTTGACGTCTTCGGCATTGGCGCGCAGCCCCGGCTGAATGTTGGCCGCCGCCTGCCGAACATAACCCTGCGCCATGGCCGAGCCCCCGCCTTCTCACCTCATCCCCAATAGCACCGAACACCCCACCACACCAAGTAGAGCGCCGCCCACAGCAATGGCGTCGCCAATAACAGGCAGCACCACACGCACAGCCGGATATGCTCCAGGCCACGCGGCCGGGTCACAATCCCCCCGCCACCAGGGTAAAGACCACTAAGGCCAGCAAGACTGCCGCCATCAACCCGTTCCACCACGGCATCCTCTCCATCGCTCCCCCCAAAGGACCACACACCTCATAAATCGACGATCTCGTCATCGTCGAGCCGCAGATCGGCCGTCTTTATCCGCTCGGCCAGGATCTGCAGCGCATCTAAGTGCTGGCCGCGGTACATCTCGATCGCGATCCGCGCCCCCACCCTGATCGTCGTTGCCGCCGCCTCGCGCTGCTCGCGGATGAGGCGGATATGGTCGTCGTCAAACGGCACCGGCGCGCTCAGGATCTTTTTAAAGACGGCCATCGAATCGCCGGTGATGTCGCGAAACTGGTCGCCATGCGTCGCCATCGGCAGATCGGGGTTCTCCGCCTGCAGTGCCGCAATCCGCTTGTCGAGGTCTTCCATCCAGGCAATCTCCCGCAACGCCTGCAGCCGCAGCATCTCGGCCGGCGGCAGTCTACGACCGCCTTGATGGCGAACCACCGTCGCAACCGTGATCCGGTTGGGAAAACCGGGGATCAACCCCAATTTGGCCGCCGCCCCCATCCGCTTTAGGTACACTGCCGCCGCCGCGTGGCGCCGCGCCCGCCGCTCGGGGCTCGCCGCCCAGTCGGCAATGTGCCGCGCCCGCCCCTCGGCATCAAGCCCAGCCCAGGTCCACCGCGCCGGCAGGCCGGGATCGCGCGTCGCTGGGTCCTTGTTGCGCTTATGCCCTGCCATCAATACGCGCCGCCACCGCCAGGCTGAGCCGCTGCAGCGTCACTCGGCGCGCGCTGATGGCCAGGGCCAGATCCCGCCACACCGGCACCGGCACCGTGTTCTGCCCGTTGAGCCAGCGCTGCACCGTCCGCCGGTTGATCCCCATATCGAGGGCCATGTTGTCCGCGACCGGAGAACCAAACAGTTCCCCCGCCACTTCGCGGATCAGCTTCGCAGCGGCCAGCGTGGCGTCGTCACCTCCAGCCATTGCCGATCGGCCGCCACCGCGTCCGCCGTCGTCCGCTCCTTCCACCGTCGCCATGTCCCGCCTCGGTCAATCAGAAACCGGCCATTGCCGCACAATGCCAGCCGGAAACCGGTGCGGCGATTGACCCACCGCCGCACGGGGCCACCGTTCGATCGCAAATTTGCCATTTAAGTCAATTTGCTCCGCCATAACAGCCTCACTCCACCACAAGATCGTTCGCCAGCGCGCGAGACATCGCCCCGATGACCTCCAGCATCGATGCGGGGCCAAAGCCAAAGCAGGCAAAAGAAGCGTCCCGATTGACCAGGAGCGCCTGGGCAAATTGCAATTCGGGCCATTCCCCCGCCTCGATGCGGTCGGCTAATCTGCGCAGGCCGCCAACGATGTCGCCGCTCTTGCCAGGGAAAGCAACAACCGCCTCCATCACTGCCCCTCCGCTCGCTTGAGTGTTCCCCAGTTGGCCGGGCGCTGTGTGGCGGGTATGTCAAAAGCCTCGCGAAACACATCGCCAAGTCGCTTGAAGTCATGAATCGAAAGACGCTGTTCCTCTCCCGAGAATTATGCACCTGAGGCGCTTTCGCTCGCAGCTCTCGCTGCTATGCTTTTCGACGGCTCTGTGGGCTTGTGAGTGGCGAGATGATTGGCGTAGCGGATTGCCCAATCAGCGGCATTGCTGTCGTGATTGTGTCTGTGCCAAATCGCTCGATTGCGCAGTTCCGCTTCTGCCGCCGCCCAGGTGGCGGCGTGCTGCGCGGCGCGGATGGCGGCGATGATCCCGGCAAGCCAAGCCTCATCCATCTCGTCGGGATCGTGGCTGAGGAGATTTCGCGCCCGTTCTAGATCGGTCATCGCGTGCTGCTCGGCCTTGGCCTCGGCGTGTGCTCCTTGAGCCGATGAGTCGTTCATTTGCGATCCCGCCCAACCGCACGCGCGATGGCGTCGGCCTTCGCCGCGTTCTGGCTGTGTGCCGGAAACCCCACAATAGACTGGCGGTTGCCGCGCTGGCACAAACTGCACTCTTGGCAATTCGTGTCGAGATACGTCGCCGGGCATACTGACAAGGCTTGCCCGGCCGGCGTCTTCTTGGGGAGCTCGGCCGTGCGCGCGCGGTACGCTGACAATGTCTCCGCCCATTGCCCCCGGTTCTCTTGCCGCGCGTAGTCAATCGGCAACACGACAACGACAGGCGCAATCGCCAACGCCGCTAATTCATCAGCATGCGCCACATTGTTGCCCGACAGATTGATCGTGAAACCCCCGCCGTTCGCCGCGACAAGTGCCGCCAGTGCCGCGCCATCAATCGCGTTCCCCATGCCCGGCAAATCGCCCGCCTGATTGTGACGCCATAACTGACCCCGAGGCAACGCCGCGACAGACTTGAGGAACGCCGCAAAATCGGTTCCCGTCCGCCCGTCATCCACCTTGCCCCAAAACATCGCCAATGGACCTGCTTCGGCATAACACCCGTTACCCTGCAACGGGCAACTAGGCGGGCAACTCTCCTTGGCCGTCGTGCTAACCGGGATCGGCCCGGTTTTCCCGTTCCGACTCTTTAATGTCAGATGATAATTCATTGGCGCGGTCCTCTCCGCTTGGTCCGCTACTCGACCCTTAGCCGCAATACCCCTCGTCACACGCAAACTCGTAAAGCTTGCGCTCCACTAGCGCCAAATCATCGGTAAGCCAATCGTCGCGGCCAATCAGCAAAGACCAGCGCTCCGGACGACCGTTAGGCCAACCAGCCACGGGCCTCTCTGCAATCCACAGACTATCGACATACACCCGACCGTGCGGTTTTTCATCTTGCGCCCAACAGACATCGCCAAACTTTGCGACCAAATCGTCACAGTCGCAGCCCGTCGCCTGAAATTCACCAAATGTCATCATCGCGCGGTCCTCTCCGCTTCGTGGTCTCGTCAGTGCCGGCAACGACCGACAGACGCGCTCGCAAGCGCGTTTCGACCTTGCGCCTTAATAAGGCCCGTTACGCAGCGGCATGGCCAGCGGTCAGCCCTCCGCTCGCTCAACGCCGGGGCGCAGAATGTTCTGTGCCTCCAGCATGTCCACCAGCCGCGCGGCCCACTTGGCCGCTATTTCTGGCTTGCCGCAGTCGCGGTAGGCAATCGCCTTCGCCATCGCCCGGCTCATCTCGCTTCTATCTGCCTTGGTTGTCATCTCACAGTCCTTTCGCTCGGTTCTTTCCGAAATCCCGGCAACAGTCATTCCGTTACCGCATCTACGACACAAACATAAGCACACCTGATACTGTCATGCACATGCGGCAAAACGCCATACCCAAAAAACGCAACCAACCCGTTCCATTCCTCCTGACACCTCCTGACAAACCTACTGACATGCTCCTGACAAACTGTTGCAAAAATGCAACTATACTTTACGCTCGCGCCCGCGCGCAGTCGCATAATGAAAGTGGACCAGAGGCGTCACATGCAGCGATCGAGGTCCGCAGTCGCAACCAGCGCAGGAGCAATCGCTGCCGCATACTCTAGCATCATCTGCCAGAGCGAGCAGCGCTCAAGCGGTTGTGGTGGTGATGGGCGTTCAACGCCCAAATCACCACAGCACCAGAGCCCGAGCGAGCGGTCTCACCAAACGTGCCGTTCGGCGAAACCCGGGGAGCCCCGGACGGGGGCCGGAATATATTCCCCCCCTGTCTGAGATTGTTGCGGAATCCGGGAGTATGCAACCGGCGGTAGACCAAGGGTACCCAGAACCCGGCTAGCGTGAGAACAGAGGGCGCTGAAGGCGTGGCGTTGAGACGCCACGGCGCCACAGGACGGTCCGTTGCGTGGGGTTCTGGGTACTGATTTTTTCTTTTTTTGAGTGACGGGTCGGTTCTGAGGCGCGCCCCCCCGCTATGCGGGGGGTCTGAGCGCGCCCTCTGTTCGGGGATCGGGGTAGGTGTTTTTGTTGGAGAGGAAGGGCGTAGCGGCTTGGTTTAGGCGGCAGACAGGCGTCAGCTCCCGCCTGACGGCGGGTGACGCCCTTTCCTCTTATAAGACAGAGAAGAAAGGGCAAATGCTATGTCTTTGGTATTATTGATAGAAATGCCAATGCGGGGTTCAATAGACTTGAACGAATTTACGCAATAGACTTGAACGATTCGGGGGATTTGATGGCAAAGAAGAGCGCTTTTGGCAGGGGTCAGTTTATGTTGGTGAGTCAGAACGGGTTCTCGGCATTGCAGCAAGAGGCTCTGGCGAAGAAGCTGGGCATCCGCGAGTTGCGGGTGTTTTTCGAGATGCTGGCGAATACCGGGTACGACAATGTTGTGATGGTCAGTCAGGCTGACATTGGCCGGTTGACGAGGATGGACATGGCTTCGGTGTCGCGCTCCTCAAAGGCGTTGCTTGATCAGGGGTTTGTGGAGCGATTGAACAACCGGCGCGGGTGGTATCGGATCAATCCTAAATTTGCTTGGAAGGGTGGCGGTGAAGAGCATCGCGCCAGCCTGGCTCGCGAGGCTGAGGACGAATACCTGGAGAAGTTTGAGCAGCTGAAGGAGATCGGCTGATGCAGGCTGCGAACGCCTCGGAGAATGTGACGATGTTGCCGCAGCGCGGCATCGAGTGCCTGTCGCGGAAGATGATCAACAAGGGTGCGCTGGTGGCGATCTGCGACATCCGGATCAACGGCTGGCACCTTGTGCTGCGCGACTGCAAGTGGTTTCGCAAGGATTCGAAGCAGTGGATCGGCCTGCCCTCGACAAAGTTCGTCGATCGGAACGGCAAGGCCGTCTACACCAACCTTGTTGAGTTTATTGACAAGAACGCCGCCGCTCGGTTTCAGGCGGCGGCGCTCGAAGCCGTCGAGATGTATAGGGAGAGCGCCGAGGAGACGTGATCCTTTCCCCAAGATCGCGGGAGAGGATTGCCGGGGAGCGGCCGCCGCGTCAAGCGCGATGACGTTTTAGGCCGTCATGTCTTCGTCTTCGTCCTCGTCCTCGTTGGGTTTGATGGTTTGCATGACCCACTCGATCATGTACTCGCGGATCGCCTCCTCTTGCATCTTCGGGGGCAAGACGTATTCCGCGAGAAGAGCGTCGGCCGTGCGTTCGGCGCGTTCGCGCATGACCCAAGCCGTGATGCTCGTGACATCTTGCATCCAGGCGGGGGGTGGTTTGTCGCCTTCTGGCATACAGTGAAAACTGCGGTAGAGTAAGTTGTCACACTTGATGGCGTCACGGGGAAAGTGTTTTTTAGCCATCACCTAGAGTGCCTTCTTGTTGTCGGTAGGGGGAGCCGTCCAGAGCTCCCCCGTCCCGCTCGTTAATGGACTTGCGGCAGGTTCTTTTTTGTGTCGGTCTTGATGTCGCGAATCTCCTTTTTGCCGTCGCGCAGCGCGTTCCAGGCATAGATCGCGCCCTGGTAAAGCTGCTTTGGCTTGACGGTGAATTCGCGGTCCTGGTAGCGCTCGAGCCAATCGTAGAGCACGCTGGTTGGCGAAGTCTCCTCGTACTCGCGGCCGCCGGCGACGACTTCGCGCCAGAAATCGTCGGCGGCATCGGCATCGACATTGTAGGTCGCGTAGATCGCCGCGATCACCGGCTGATGCATCAAGGGACGCACCCGACCACTAAAGAGACTGCCAAACCACTGGATAAAGGGGTGCTCGTCCTCCTCGTTAAACAGCACGTAGCGGTCATCGCCAACCGGCGTGCCGTCGCGGCGGCTGACATTCTTGCGAAACCACACCATCCCCTCGACCGCCAGCTTGCCGAGATACCGCGGCACATCGTCGAGGTTGCTCTCGAGACCCTGGTAGGCGCCCGCGACATCGGCCGGGGAGCGCGCGCTCTTGCGCTCGTCAAACTGGCGGAAGAGCAACGCCAAGGCATCCATGTTGGTGCACTCAAAGGTGTCGACATGGACAAACATCCCCTCGGGAAACCGCCCGTCGACCGCCACCAGCATGCTGGAGGAGTGCTGACCATTGGCGCGATAGGTGATGCCGTCGACCACCGCCTTGACCCAGTGCGGCGGATGAAACAACCCGGCGTAAAGCCGGTCGCGCAAAAAGTCGACGCGCTTCTGGTTGCACTCGCGCTCGGTCGGCGAGGCCGGCAAGGTGCGCATATCGTCAACCAAGCCGCGGGTCAGCGGCAGGGTTTCCGACTTCACCAGACGAAAGCAGGTTTGCTGTTCGGGTTGACCTGTCATCGATTTACCCTTTATGGCGGAAGTAAAAGAAAAGGTGGCACGAAGCTTCCGCGCCCCGTGCCACCCTACTGGGTCCACTCATCAAGCATCTGCTGCATTTCGTCCGCAATCAGGGCGATAAGCGAAATCGCTATAGTCGCCATATTCTTGCGGCCCTCTGCCTTAAGCTTGATAACGAGGGGACCGAGTTTCTCGGCAAGCTCAACGGTGCTTACCGTGTTTGCCATTGGAAAGATGCGGTACTGGTAATCCTGGGCGCGCCGCCGGCGTTCGATTTTGTAACGCGATGGCGCGCTGCGCGAGGTGGCGGCGGCGAGAACCCGCTCGACGTCGTCCCGATCCCGACCGAGCCGGTTGGCGATCACATCGGTGCCGTGCCACTTGCCATTTGAATAGTGCTCGCGGACCTGATCCATCAGCGCATTGCGGGCGCGTGTCGGACCGGCGCGCTCTTCGGCCTTGATCATCTCGACCACGTGCAGAAAGCGCCGCCGCTCATTGCTGCCCTCCGACTGTTCCCAGTATTTGCGGAATTGTCTTTCGGACGTTATTTCCAAATTATGCCCAGTGGGCATATTCGCTGAAAAGGCCAAGAAACGACCAAAGCAAAGCATTCGAGAAAGATAGGATTGCGCCTTGCCTTCCTTTGCTGCCAGTTCTTCCTGGGTCCAGCCCGAACGCCAGAACAATTGCGCGAGTGCTTGCTCCCATCGAGTGCCGGCCTCGCTGCGACTGTCGCCAAACAGATCGCGGAGGCGCTGACGCTCACGCTCGTAATCGCTCTCGCTCATCCGCGGCGGGGCAAACGGGACGACCGATGTCTCATCAGCCATGAGAAAAATTCCTAGTTTAGATTGTCATTGCCGCCCATGTAACGCATACTGGCACATGATGTCAATCGCCAATGAAAATATTTCTTCGAGAATTGCGAGGCCGGCTTTTTTGCGCTGGCGATTGCGTCTCGGTCTCTCGCGTCGGCAAGCGGCTGAGTTGCTCGGGCGCACGCCGCGGCAGTTGTTTAATTACGAACAGGGAGGCGAGTTGCCGCAGACGCTGTTGCTGGCGATGGTCGCGCTGGAATACCTGCCGCCGTGGCGTCTGGCTGAGCTTGATATTGTCCCGACCTGGCGCAAGCCGCGTTAGTTGAGGATTCTTGATTTTCTTGGCTATTGTTGCTATATGCCGTGGTGTTCCCTTTCCCCAAACGGAACGCCACACGTAGGAGAGGCGCCGCGGATCACCCGGCGCCTTTCTTTGTGGGCGGTTTGTCTGAATGACAGTATCCTGCGGGGATGGTTCGGGGAGAGTTGGCGATGGCGTGGTGGCGACGCCTGTGGCGCTGGCTGCGGGAGCGGGTGATATGAGTTCGCCCTTGCCGCTCGACCCGCCGACCGAGCGCAAGATCATCCAAGTCGCGCTGGCGCATGGCGGGGGTGGGACGACCAGTGGGGGTCTGCCGCTGATTGTCGTGCTGTGTGATGACAGCACCTTGTGGCGCGGCGGCTTTGACCGCGATCTGAAGGGCGCCTTTGTCTGGCGGCGGATCCCGGGGGTGCTGCTCAGCGCGGTCGACCAGTCGCCGCCCGATCAGGCACCGAGCGAAGAGTTGCTGCTGCCGACACTTTTTGCCGATGACCGGGGTTTTTAGTAGCACATGATCGGCTCGGCTGCGCCCCGGGTGATCTCGCCGGTCGAGAGCCTCAAGGCGGACCTGCTCGAGCCGTTTTACCGCGACCGCTGGTACGCCCATCAATTGCTCTTTCAACACCGCCACCGCGACCGCTCGGCCCGGGTGCATCGCGAGCTCGTCCTGGCACTCAACGCGGCGCACGCCCGCCAGTCGATCGAGGGTTTTCGCGGCCTGGGCAAATCGACCTATGTCGAGGAGACCGCCGTCCTCAAGGCGATCTTTCAAGAGTTCCGCTTTCTCTTGATTGTCGGGGCGTCCCTCACCCGCGCGGCGGAAAGATTGTATCCGATCAAAATAGAACTCTTGCAGAACGAATCACTGCTGGCGCTGACCGGTGCGCTTAATGGCGATGTCTGGCGCGACGACAAGATCACTCTCAAAAACGGGGTGGCGATCCAGGCGATGGGTCGTGATCAGTCGATGACCGGGATCAAGCACAACGACTACCGGCCCGACGCCGTCATCATTGACGATGTCGAGGATCCCGAGGAGGTGCGCACCGACGAGCAGCGCGCGCAGACCTGGAACTGGCTGCTCAAAGTCCTGCTGCCGGCGCTTGATCACCCCGACCGCTCGTGGGTCCGCCATCTCGGCACAAGGCGCGGCTCGGGGAGCCTGCCCGAGCGGCTGGAGCAGGCGGGGTGGCCGGTCGCCAAGTTCCCCATCGAGTATTTGGGACAAGAGGGTGAGCGGCGGGCAACCTGGCCGGCGAAGTTTCCCTTGTCGGCGATCGACGAGCGGCGGCGGCTCTATGCCGGCGACCTCGAAACCTACTTGCAGGAGTACATGTGCGAGGCGACGAGCGCGGCGGCGCGAGTCTTTGCCCGCGAGACGATGCGGTTTGAGGCGCGGCGGCGCGATTGGCACGCGGTCTATGTGATGTACGACCCGGCACGCACCACGCACAAGGGCTCGGCGACAACGGGGAAGGCGGTGTGGTCGTGGCTCGGCAGGAGGCTTTATATCTGGGAGCTGCGCGCCGAGCGCTGGGCGCCGGACGAGATTGTCGCCGACATCCTCGAGACCAACGAGCGCTGGCGACCCACCTGGATCGGGGTCGAGAAGACCGGTCTCAACGAGTGGATCATGCAGCCGCTGCGGCAGGCCTCACGCGGGCGCATCCTGCCCTTGAAAGGGGTCGAGGCGCCGCGGGGCAAACTCGATTTTATTCGCACCCTGCAACCGTTTTTTGCCAGTGGCGAAGTGGTGTTTATCGGGGAAGAGGAGGCTTACCGTGAAGCAATCCAGCAGTTCCAGACCTTCCCGCGCGGGCGCATCGACGCCCCCAACGCGCTCGCCTACGCTGTCCTCCTCAGATCAGGACAACCCGTCTACGACGGATTTTCCGACGAAAATATTGTTGGCGATCCAGGACAGTGGGGCGATGACAATCCACTCTTCTTTGCCGCTCACCACGACGGGTCTGTCGGCGTTGCTGTTCTGTGCCGGCGAAATCATGGACAGTTGTGCATCCTCGCAGACTTTGTCCGAGAAGGCAGTCCAGGCGACATCGTGGGTGATATCGCGGCGGACGCCGCGCTCGTCGCCGGGGCCCGTCGAACCGGACAGCGCACCATCTGGGGCGAGGGCGAAGACCTCTACAAGCTCCCCCTCACCATTGCCCGCAGCGAAGCCGTGGACATTTCCTGGGTTGTCCCTCCCATTCACTTCGAGCGCTGGCGCAACACTGGCCTCGTCCAAGCTATCCGCCAGATCCCGGCAAAGGCTCAGCAAGGCGGTGAGCCGCTCGCAGGCCGCAGCCAAATCGCCGACCTCATCACCCGACGCCCGCACGGAGAACCCGGACTCGTTGTTAGCGAACGCGCCAGCTGGACCCTCAGAGCGCTTGCCGGCGGATACGCTCGGCCTTTGGGCCGGCGGGGAATGGCCGAAGGCGAAGCCGAGCAGGGGGTCTACCGGTTGCTGATGGAAGCGGTTGAGAGTTTTGTCGGTGTGGGGGTGGCGACGCCGTCAGACGAGACGGTGCAGCCGATTGCCTATACCAAGGGCGGTGTGGCATACCGGAGTGCGATCCCGCAGCGCTGAGGCCGCACAGCGCACAATATATAAAGAACGCGCGCGTATGCGATGAAACGAGGGTCCGAGTCAAGGTCTAATTTTGCGGAGGGAGACCAAGCGATGAGCGATCTGACCAATGCAGTTTCCGCGTTGATTACGGCGGTGGGAACCTTGGCGTCGGAGACCCCCTCGGGAGGTGTCTCGGTGATCCCGGCGTTGCGGCAGGCGCGCGAGGCGTGTGACGCGGCGATGGAAGCGGGGGGCGGCAATGGAGAGGCGACCGGCGCGACCGGCGCGACCGGACCCGCTGGTCCCCCCGGGCCGACCGGGCCAACCGGACCAGAGGGACCGGCCGGAGGAGCCACCGGGACGGCAGCCGAGGGGGCGCAGCGGGCGGGACACCGCTAGTGTCGCCGCGGCGTTGCGCCAATTGCGGCGACACGCATCGCGCCGACGAGGTCTGCGCGGTGCATTGGGAAGCGCGCCTGACCGGGCATGAGGATCAGCAGGTCGGGGTTCCCGAGCATCAAACGGAATGGCCCTCCGGACACTACGGTCACGCCGATTACTGGATCGGATATCATGGCGGCAAACCCAAACCCGGTTGACCTCGGCCCGGTTGACCTCGAGGGTGCCGATCCCGGTGTGGCGGACGCCGGTCACCTGCGCGAGATCTCCTCGACCCGCCCCTCGGTGCTGACCCGCAAGGACGACCTCCTTGGCGAGCCGAATAGCGAATGCCGCAAATGGCTGGAGAAGCGCTTCTCGGCGATTGCCCGTGGGTTTGAGGAGCAGTGTGACCGTTCCAACACCCTGGAAGAATACTGGAACTGTTACAATTGCGAGCGCGACGACAACTCCTATTATAAGGGTGAGGCCGAGATCTATGTGCCGATCATTCACGACGCCGTAAAGGCGCTGACGACACGCTGGTCAAACCAGCTGATGCCCAATATCGGGCGCTATGTCGAGGTGACTGCGTCGGATGGGCAGCAGCCTTACGAGATCGTGGCGTTGGTCAACCACTACATCAAGCAAGCAAAATTCAAGGCGAATGTCCTAAAGCCGCTGATCCGCAACGGGATCATCGAGGGGCAGTACAACCTCTATCTCGATTGGCAAGAGATCACCCGCTCGCTGGTTTCACGTGAAACACATGGCCGGCTGGTCGAGGGGCCAAAACCGGCCAGACCCGGCCCGCGCGGGATGCCGCCCGCGCCCGATCCGCTGGGGGATTTAGCGCCTGAGGGCGGCCCGGAGATCATCGATATTCGCGAGGAGGATATTGTCGAGGGACGCCCGGTTTTTGAGGTGCTGCACGATTCCGATGTGCTGGTCTTGCCGGCCACCGCCGATTCAATCGACGAGGCGCTTGAGGGCGGCGGGATGGCGGTCATCGTCCGGCGGTTCTCCAAGGAGGCTTTTAAGATTCTGGCGGTGGAGGAGGAGTTTGATTTCGGGGAGGGCGAGGACAATCACGATGAGGACGGGATGCCGATGGTGTTCTCGGTCACCCCGGAGATGACCGGTCTTACCGACATCGCCAAAAAGCTGGTGCGCGATGTCGGGATCAAGTCGCGCGGCCGCCACGCCATCCTCTTTGAGGTGTGGCAGAAGGTGCCGCTCGGCGACGATGGCGATTTTGACGAGGACGGCGACATGCGCCTCTGCCGCACCTGGTACTCGTTGCACCGCGAAGCGATCGGTTTGAAGCGCAACCCGCACTGGAATGACCGCTGCCCCTTGCTGTCGCAACCGGTGGAGAAGCTCGCCGGGGTGTTTAAGGGGCGCAGCCAGATCGAATCGGTGCGCCAGCTGCAGTACGAAGCCAATGACGCGGCAAACGAGCGCGCCGATGTCGACCACATGGCGGCGATGCCGATCGTCCTCAACAAGGCGAGCGAGGGCAACTATCCGCGGCTCATCGCCAAGGGGGCGATCTGGGACTATGTCGAGACACCACCGGCGATCCTCACCTTTCCCGATCTCTCGGGACGCGGCACCGAACGGGTGATGGCGGGGCAGGGGCTGGTCTTTCAGTCGCTCTCGGTCAACCCGGCGATGATCGCGCAGTCCACCGGGCGCGGCGGCGGCAAGCGCAACCAGGCCGAGGTGGCGATGGAGCAGCAGGTCGATCTCCTGACCACCGCCGAGGAGGTCGATGTCCTCGACGGGATGCTGACCGAGATGGTCGAGTTTGTCGTCGATATGGATCACCAGTACCGCGACCGCGATCTGGTTATCCGGCAATACGGTGAGCTCGGTATCCAGGCCGAAATGGTCGGCATCCCGCCGTTGCGCAACCGTAGCCAGTATGAATTCGCCTGGGCCGGCGCGACGCAAATGCGGATGAATGTGGCGATGACGCAGAACGGCACGGCTCTGATCAATGTGCTGCGCGGGATGCAGCAGCAGTTAAAAGAGGAGGGGATGCAGCTTCGCCTCGCGCCGATCTTTGAATATCAGGTGGCAAGCGTCTTTGGACCGACCATTGCCCGCCGGGTGCTGCGCGATCTGCGCCACGAGTTGAGCGTCGACCCCGAGGTCGAGAACGACATGCTGCGCGAGGGGCACGCCCTCCCGGTCAGTATGTTCGACAATGATCAAATGCACATTGCCGCGCATCAGCGGGCGATGCAGCGCGATGGCGATATCTACGGTACGCTGCGCATCCATCTGCAGGAGCACATCAAGCAGATGACGATGAGGAACATGGCGCAGCAGCAGCAGATGATGCAGGCGGGCGGGGCGCCGGGGGTGCCGGGCGGCGCGGCTTCGGGTGTCGCGGGAACCCCGCGGCCGGGTCAGATGGGGGCGCCGCCACGATTGGCCGGGACACCGCCGGGGGCGCAGCCGATGCCGCCGCGTCTCGGGCCAAAACTCCCCGGACGGATCCCGCCGACCGCGATGCCGGCGGCCGGCGCGGCCAACATCATGCCGAGGCGTTTTTAAAGAGGCAGGTGGCCCCACCGCTTTCCTGATTTGATCCGCGAAACTTGCGACTGAGCTATGCCATAGGCAAGAGCAATTTTATCTTGAGTTCGAAAGTCGGAGCGAATAGCCAAGACTTGGCTTGTTGTTAATTTATTGTTGGATGTTTCTTCTCCATTAAATATGGGCTTTCGACCCTTAGCGATTTTATCGCGCTCGTTGTCGCGGGGAGTGCCAAGAAATAAGTGGTCGGGATTAACGCATTTTCGATTATCGCATTTATGCAAAATCCATAGCTTTTGTGGGATTGGTCCGACAAACATAATGTAAGCCGCTCTATGAGCGTGAACCTCACCGGCTTTTGAATAGGAAAAACTTCCGTATCCTCCAGGGATTTTTGCTGCCACCCATTCCCAGCAACTAGTGTTGGGATTGACCTCATATTTTGCGGTGAACCGCTCTAAGGCAGTTTTCATAATGCGATCATACATTGGGTTGGCATAATCGAGAAGCATGTAGCGGGAATTGACAATCTCCTGATTTAGCGCGTATAGCGAAATTCCCTCGAATGGCAGGCGTTACCTGCTTCGCGTCGCGGGCGTTACTCGCGGGAGTATCAGAATGGCGGGACCGACCGACCCACAGGGACCGGGAACGGAACCTGATGATCTGCCCGAAGACGACGAAGACGATCTCGACATAGACGGCGAGGACACGGAACCCGAGCCCGTAGAGGCCGAGGAAGCCGAGCCGCCACCGGAACCGCCGCGCAGCCGGGGCAATCAGGCGATCCGGCAGCTTCGCGCCAGAGCCCAGCAAGCCGAAGTCGAGCGCGACTTCTTTCGTCAGCAGGCGCAGACGCGCCCCGCCCCGCAGATCGATCAACAGCAGCTGCAGCAGCAACGCGCGCAGGAATACGACCGCATCTCGATGCTGCCGCCCAATGAGCAGGTTGCCGCGCTGCACGGGATGATGCAGCGCGAGAACGCGCTCACCCAGCTGCAGTTCTTCGACATGAATGACCGGCGTGAGTTTGGCGAGCTCAAGGCATCGTTCCCGGCCGCCGAGCGGTTGAGCGGCCAGGTCGAGCAGATCCTTCAGGCGCAGCGCGCGCAGGGCATCTATCAGTTTAGCCGCAGCCAGATTTTTGATGCGCTGTACGGCAACGAGGTTCGCACACGGGGGACGCGGGATACGGGGGCGCGGCGCCGCGACGGCGCGGCAAGGGTGGCACGGCAGACCGTGCGCCCAACAGGGGGCAGACGGGGTGATGTCGGCGGCGGTGGGCGTCGCGGCGGCACCCAAGAGCAGCAGGATGTCGCGCTGTTGCGCGGTGTCCGCATCGACGAGGTCTAACGCGGGAGGTCTTGACCAGCCTCCCACTTAATACTGGGAGGATATACCGGTCATGGCTGTAAATCTCAGTCCACAATATCAGGCCGCACTACGTCGCCAGCTGTCGCGCGAGGTGCTGCCGATCACCCAGCGTTACCTCGTCGCGCATCAGCACGCCATCAAGAAGCAGATGGAGGAAGGAGCGGGGGTTACCTGGACCGCGACGCGGTTCAGCCGGTTGCAACTGCCTTTTGCCCCGTTGTCGGAGGGTGTGCCGCCAACCGGCGAGCAACTCTCGATCAGCCAGGTGACCGGTGTCGCCTTGCAGTGGGGCGATAAGATCACCCTCTCGGACGTGTCGGTGATCGTCACGATGTATGATCTGGTGAAGGAGGCACGCCATCTTCTCGGGGTGCAGATTGCGGAAACCCATGAGCGCAATGCGATGATGTGCTTGATGGGGTCGACCCAGGTCAATTATGTCGCGGCGCGCGGCAGCCGCGCTCTGCTTATCGCCGGCGATGTTCTCGACACGGTGACCCTCAACCGCACCTACTCAGATCTGCAGACCTTGGGGGCGCCCTTTGTCGGCGGGCAGATGGAGCCCGATATCACCCGCGATATCGAGCACGGGTCAAAGGCTTCAGAAAAGGGGCCGATGAACAGCGACCACTATGTCGCCATTGTTCATCCGCTGGTCGCCAACGATCTGCGGCAGAACGCGCAGGTGCAGACTGCGTGGTCGTATAGCGATGTGACCCGGCTCTATATCAACGAGTTCGGCTATTGGAGCGGCATCCACTTTACCTGGTCAAACATGGTGCCGCAGTATTCCGGTCAGGCCGCGCCGACGGGCACACCCGGAACCTCTGGCAATTTGGCGGCCGGCAACTACGTTATCCAGATCACTGGGACCGACACGCTCAACCTGCGGGGCGAGCAATACATTACCCAGGTTTCGGCGGCGATTACGACGACCGGCACCACGGGGTCGATCGCCGTGACCATGCCGGCCAATGCCAACTACACCTATACGGTCTATATCTCGGCGGTAGGCTCGACCACGCCAACCAATATCGCCACCACCTCGACGACGGGTGTCGGTGTGCCGACAAGTGGCCCGCTCACCGGTCAGGCGACCCAGATCGCCGCCGGCTCGGCGGTCACCCTGACCGGGATCGGCGCTTTCCAGATCCCGCCCGCGGCCCCGGCCACAGGTGTCACGGTCTTCCCCACCTTTGTCATGGGCGAGCAGTACTATGCCTGCCTCGAACTCAAGGACGTGAGCTATACCTTCCTCGATACCGCAGACAAGTCGGACCCGTTGAATCAGCTCCGTGTGATAGGCTGGAAGATGATGGAAGGCTGGGTCATTCTCAACCAGCAGTTTGGTTGTAGGATCGAAAGCACCGCATCAAATACCGGGGCTTTCGCGTGAGTATTCTTCAGAACTAGGAGGCGAAATTGGCATACAGACTGAGGGTCACGGTAGATTACGATTGGGTGGGAGACGGTGTGTATTCGACCTTTCTCGGTCCCAACCAGTCAAACAACCCGGGTTATGCGGCGACCTTTGCTGCAGGAGCCGCAGGGTTGGCGCAGACCGCCGAGCTGATGGTGTCGGAGCTTGTGCCGGGCGGTGATACGCCAACGTTGGCAAATTTCCTCACCGCGCTGACCAATGCGGCGAACGATCTGGCCGGCACGCCGACGGCGGGGGCAACCCCGATCATGTCGCAGCCGGGTGCGCTCTATGGGCAACCCGGCACGCCGCTCTCGATTATCCAGGGATTCTCTAGCGGAAATCCATGAGTTATCAAGGACATAGTCCATGGCCTTACATACTCTTGGCACTGCGGCGACCACGTCGCTGACTGCGGTGCAGTGGTGGCCTGCCGTCGTGGCCGGGGCGGCGGGCACCAACCAGATCTCGCTGGCCGATGTTGCGGCCATGTCGGAGTCGGTCTCTAGTCCCGAGTTGATTGCCGCCATCATCACCACGACGGGGCCGAACGGTATTCTGTTTACCGCTTCGACCCATGCCAATACGACGCTGGATACCCTTGCCGCCAATACCGGCGGGGCGCTGGCGACCATCCAGCCGGGATCGTTGATCCTGGGAGTCGGGATCCCGGCCGGCACCTTTGTTGTGGCGCGCACCCCGGCAACCGGTCTGCCGACCTCGCTGACCCTGAGCCAGGCGGCAACGACGACGGCGCTTGGGGTGCGGATTATTGTCGCGCCGCCGGGTCCGCGTTCGGCGCTCGATCCCGCCGGGCAGTCGCTGATCCTGCCGCAGGGGCGCGGCCGGGTGCGGCTCTTCCCCGGTGATTACATCGCGATCAGCAACACCGGCTGGCCGATTGTCCTGTCTTCGGCCGAGATCAGCTATACTGGATCGCTTTGGAGTTTTGTTTGATGGTTAATGCTGTTGAGCAGGAGGAGCGCCGCCGCGCGCGGATCGCCGAACTCAAAGAGGAGCAGCGGCAGAAAGACGTGATGACGGGTTACGAGTCGCCGGAAGCGCCGATGATGGGCGACCCTGAACTCGAATCCGAACCTGAGCCTGTGTCGCTCCCGCCACGGCGCCCGCAGGGACGACCGCGACGACAGGCGACGCCGGTTGAAGACATGGCCGGGCTTCGCGCCCGTCTGTTGCAGCATCTTTCCGCCGCGGAGCAGGAACTCATCAGCGACGAGGATCTGCTGGCGATCAAGGCCAAGCAGGACAAGAAGGCGGCCGACGAGCGCAAGAAGGATGTGCTCGAGCGGCTCGAGGCCGACATGCTGCACCGTGCGCGGGTCGATCAAGAGCTCCTCTCTGCGAGCACGCTGCGGACGGCTGCCGAGCGGGCGCGTCTCGCCGAGAAGGTGATGGTCAAGATAGAGTTGCCGGGGGGTGGTGCGGGACAGCACACCAATGGGTTTCGTATCGATGGCCGGCTCTACCAAGTCGGCAACGAGTACGAGGTTACCCGCGCCGAGCTTGAATCGATGCAGGACACGCATTATCGGGTGCATGTCAACGAGATCCGCTTCTCGACCCTCGACCAGGACAAGAAGGCGGGGATCTCCCTCAATAACCGGGCGATGGGGACAACCGCGGCCAATACGCTGTTTGCCCAAGCGCCGGTTCGCTTAGAGGTTAGAGATGTCGATTGATTATGAGCGTTACGAAGCCAGCGTGACGCCGATGACCCTGACGGTGCAGGGTGATGCCGGCGGGTTTCAGGTCGCGCTGGTCGCGCATGTCGATGACGAGAGCAATGTCGACGTGCAGCTTGACCGGATGCGTCGGTCGTTTATCCGCCAGGAAGCGCATATGCGTTTGACGTTGGTGATGGCCGATCTTGAGCAAAAGCGCCAGGAGCTGCGCGATACGCCGGTTGTGCTTGAGGCGATCCAGCGAACTTACGCGATCGAGCATGCCGAGATGATTGCCTCATTCCAAGGGATCTGGAACGGGCGCAATCGGCTCGGCGCCTATAAGCCATCGACCACCGAGCGCGCGAACCTCGACAAGCTCAAGATCGACGCCGATGCCAAGATCGCCAAGGTCAAGGCACAGACCGAAAGCCTCCCTCTCCTGATCAAGCAGTACGAGGAAAGGATTGCCAACCTGAGGAACATGATCGACGGCAAGGACAAGCACGTGACGATAGAAGAGGCTTTTGCGCGGCGGTCTCTGGTCGAGCGTCCGCCGGAAGCCGCTGAGTAAGCCATGCCCCGTCCTGCCGCGAGCATTCTGCGGGAGGCGCTGCGCATCTCTAAGACGGGACAGCTGATCGGCTCCTCGATGGCGGGGTACATCATCGATGCGCTCGATGCCCTCAACTCGGCGCTTGATTTTCTGACCGAGACCATCGATCTCGCCAAGGCGACCAAGACGTTCAACTTTACCTTTGCGCCCAATCTGGTAACGGCGGGCGCCGGCAATATTGTCACGGCGGCGGCAAATCCGTTGCCGATCGATTATCTGCGAGTGCAGACCTCGGGCGGTTCCACCGGCGCTCAGCGCTCGACCAAGTGGTATTTGAATGGTGTTCCCTACGACATGATCGAGATCGATCTCACCGAGTGGGACGATCAGGTGCAGCAGGCGGGGATCCAGTCCTATCCCTACTACTGTGCCAAGGATATGTCGGGCGGCAGCATCCTGTTTAACTTTCAGGGAGATCTCAACAGCGCAACCAACGTGGTCAACAATGTCGCGACATCCAACCCGCTGCTCGGCACATCAACCCCCGGTGTTCCATCCGGCTTGGCCCCGGGGATGAGCCTCGCTGGGGGGATCGGTGCGACGACGCCGATTGTGCCCGGTACGACCATTGTTGCGGTCAACAGCGCGGCAAACCAGATCACCCTTTCGGTCCCGCCGACCTATCTCAACGGCTCGCCCGGCACAGCCTGGTCGGGACAGGCGGTGCAGGCGTCGCTGATGGCGGGGTATCCCGCCAATCTCTTGATCTACCCGCCGCCCTCGGGCGCCTTTAACGCGATGATCCGCTACCAGTGCTATATGCCGCCCTTGACCCAGGCGCAGGTCAATGGCGGGGCCTATGCGTGGTATCCCGACGATACCTCGCTGGTCGACCTTGTCGCCAAACGGCTGATGGCGTTGGCTGATGATCAGCGCATGGGCGAGTACGTCGCGCTGACCCGGCAACTCGTCGGCGAGTATCGCCGCCATGAGGGCGACCGGGCGAACAGAGCCCAAACGGTTTTGATGGATAGCCGTAGTTTTGGCAAGGATTTCAGTAACTTAAGGAACACGAAGACCATAGGTTGGTAGGGTGGTAACGGATGCCGAGCCCTGCAGCGCCAACGATCTTTAGACCGCAAACCCTTTCGGACGCTGTCGATTCGACAAATGGTCCGCAAGGCGGGATGCAGCTTCTGCAGAACTTTGTCCCGGCCTCGTTCAACCGCAACATCATGGTGCCGCGTCCGGCGGCGGTGCAGGTCACCAGCTTTGCCGGGTTTAATGCGCCGACCAATGTCGAGCTGCAGTTTGTCGTCGGCGCCCGGATTTATGGGATGGTGCAGTCCGGCCGAAATCCCGGCAAGTCGGAGCCGTTTGTCTTTAATTATCAGACCTCCAGCTTTGTCACGGTCAGCAATATCACTGCGGCCAACACGCCTACCCAAACCGCGAATACCGGTGGGTGGACCCCGCCGATAGCGGCGCAGATCGGCGGGGTGATTATTGTGACGCATCCCGGATTTACTAGTCCGGGTAACGTCATGGGTTGGTTTGATGTATCGGGGTTTACCTCGTCGACCATCACCGGCGCGACGCATTCCAATACCGTGATCACCGGTCTGTCGTTCAACCCGATCCAGGCCGGGTGGACGGTCGGCATGACGATCAGCTCGAGCTTGGGCGACATCCCGGCCGGGACGGTGATTGTCAGCATGACCGCGACGACGGTGACCCTCTCCAACGCGGCAACGGCAACCAACGCCACTGTGACGCTGACGGTGGCGGGGGGAACCTTGGCCGCGCCCTTGTGGACCGCCGGCAACATAAACGGGAACCCGCTGCCTGCGGTCCCGGTCTCGGTGGCGAACTTTAACGGGCGGGCCTATTACGCGGTCGGCACCACCCTGCAGTTCTCCGATGCCGGATCGCCGCTACAGGACTCAAACAATCCCAATGTCCAAGTCATCAATTTCTTGAATGGCCTCAACGTCACGGCGCTGACCACGACGCCGTTCTCCAACCTGACCGGCGGGATCATCCAGGCTCTGATTGCTTTTCAGGGCATATCCGCGATTTATCAGATCACCGGCGATGCCGCGCTGAACAATCTGCTGGCGCAGATCCTGACCATCGGTGATGGCACGTTTGCCCCCAACGCGATCACCCTGATCCCCAATATCGGCACCTGTTTTATCTCGCCCGATGGGGTGCAGTTTATCACCCTGCAGGGCACGGTGACCCCGGCCATCGGGACGCAGGGCGATGGCGTGGCGCTGCCTTTTATCAATGTCGTCAACCCGTCGCGGATGACGAGCGGATGGAACAACGACACATTGCGGATCGCGGTGGAAACCACCCCTGGTCAGGCTTCAGGGTTTTGGGACCAGTTCAACTGGGATGCGGGGTTGTGGGCACCGACCCAGATTGTGACCCAAGAATATTGGTTTCACACCAAGCTGAATGCTTGGACCGGCCCGCATACCTTTCCCACGACGCAGATCACCGAATCGCAGATTGGCGGCGGGTTTATCGTGTCGTCCTATGCGGCGGGTCCGGGTCTGTGGGGCTCGGCGGCGGTGCCGACCACGACCGCGAGCTATATCGAGTTGGGCAAGGTGCTGCAGTGTACGGCGACCACCTGTCTCTTGCCCGACAACCAGGCGATGACGATGAACGCGCTGATGCAGACGCTGATCGGGTTTGCCTCGGCCACCGGCATGTCGGCGACGGTGATCTGTCAGCGTGAGGACCAGAGCATCCTCGATACCCTCAATATCCCGGTTAACAGCGTGCCGGGCGGCCCGGTGTGGGATAGCTTTAACTGGGACATGGCGAACTGGGGACAGAACACAGGCAATTTTGTGCAGCACTGGATCCCGTGGAAACAACCGCTGTTGTCGAAACAGTTTTTTCTGACGGTGAGTTTCCTCGCCGCGGCCGGCAATATGATGGGCAACATCTACATGCGGATCGAAGTATTGGGTTACCCGATCTTGGGACAGGCTGATGCCGCATAGAGGAGCAAGCTATGCCTGCTCGCGTTAAAAGATTTTCTGCAAAAGAGGACCGCCAGGCGGCGCACATTGCGGCGTCGGAGAGGGCGCGTGGCAAGTCGGCGAAGGAAGCGAAGAGCATCGGTTACGCAGTTGTCCAAGCACACAAAGGCAAGAAGAGAAAGCCCCGTAAATGATTGGTCCGGCGCGCTTGCAGGATAAGATCATGCCTGAGCCAAATTCAGGATGCTGGCTTTGGGTTGGTGCTGCTAACCCTCTCGGGTATGGTTCATTTCGATTGAACGGCAGAACCGTCTCGGCTCATCGCGTGGTATATGAACTCGCCAAAGGGCCGATCTCTATGGGTTTGACTCTAGATCACAAATGTCGTGTTCGATCTTGCGTTAATCCTGAGCATCTTGAGCCGGTAACCCTCAAAGAGAATATTCTAAGAGGAGAAAGTCCTCAGGCGAGGAACGCCCGGAAAGAGTTGTGTATGCATGGTCACCAATTAAGCCCGGACAATCGAGGGCATAGGATGTGCAAAACCTGCGCTCGTCTTTCTTGGCCGGAAAGAAAGAGGCGTTATACGGAGCGGTTACAACGGAGGAAGAGATGAGAGGCAGGAAACCAAAGGCGGCGGCGGGCATGCCCAAAATGCCCGGTGTAAAGATGCCCAAGATGCCCAGGACGCCAAGGGTGGCGGCCGGCAAGACGGCGGGAATACCCGTGGGCAGGACACCGGCAGGGCCGTTGGGTCCGCGGCGGCGGACACCGCGAACCGGTATGCTGGGTCCGGATGCGGGTGTTGGCGATATCGGGATGCTGCGGCGCAGGCCCTTTCGCTGAGGAGGAAGTGATGGCTGATTCAGACGATAGGACGCCCGCTAGCGATAGAACGGCAGCAAGGAATTTAACCAAACTTTTCATGGAGGGCGCATTTGGGTCGGATCCGCTAAAAAGCGATTACGGCTCGTCATCCAGAATCAGCACGGCTCTTCGTCAAGAATTGGATAAGAAAGGCCTGAAAGGCTTCAAGAAGGGCGGCAAGGTCAAGGCGACCGGCAAAGCCAAGGTCCATAAAGGCGAGTACGTCCTGAAGAAAGAGGCGGCGCAGAAAATCGGGCCGAAGAAGCTGGCCTCGATGAATCGTGCGCCGCAACACCGAGCCGCAGCCGACAAGAAGCTGCTGATGAAGACGAGGATGCCGCGATGAAATCTGTCCTTGCCGCGCCGATGGCGTTGCTGCTGCTCGGCGGGCCGGCCTATGCGCAGATCGGGGCGCCCACCGATTGCTCGGGCACCGCTGGCATCACCTCAGCGGCGATCGTCTTTTCGCATCCGCCGGGTCTCTATGTGCTGCTGAACGATCCTTCGGGCACCGCGACGCTGGCGGTCAACCCAAACGGCGCGGCGGTTGTCGGCGGTTCCGGTTCGGTCGGGATCGCGTCCAACGCGACGCTGTTGCTTAGTGCGGCGCAGGGCGTACCACCGTGGGCGACGATCAACATTATCGCCTCGGCGGCGGCGACACCTTTTTCTTGTAAATTTCAGTAGCGTGAAATTTGGCTGGGAACCGGTCGACACGCTGATTGCCGAACCCAATGCGGCTGATCTGCTGCGGGAGCACTACGAAGCGCTTGGAGTCCACAAGGAAAAGCTAAAGCTCGATGTGGCTTGGGGAGCCTTGTCGGCGGCCGAGGCCGAGGGCCGGTTTCGGGTATGGACCGCGCGTGACGACGGGTTGCTTGCCGGCTATCTCGGGTTATGGATTATCCGACACGGTCATTTTCAAGAAACGCTGATGGCGGTCGAGGATTCGTTTTTGCTTTCAGCGCCGTACCGCAAGGGTTGGACGGGCATCCGCATGCTCAAGGAGGTTATCGCGGCGCTCCGCGAGATGGGGGTGGGGTTGTTGATTATTCATGAGAAGGTGCATTTTGTGGCCGCGCGTGGCGGTCTGGGCAAGCTGTACCGGCGGCTGGGATTTTATCATTCCGACAATCTGTGGAGCAAGGTGTTGGAATGAGTGCTATAAGCGAACCCTGACGAGCGGAGACTGCACGTGAGTCTGGGTAGTTCCGCACCTGCAGGGGCGAGCACGAATCAGCCGCGCCAAGGCGCGAGCGTCTATACGCCCACCAATCAAGGCAATGCCGATATCGCGCTGCAGGGGATCGCCAATCAGATCATCGGCGGGTTTGGCAGTAATTTTAGCGGCACGCCGGGTGGAATGGCCTATCCGATTGCGCAAGGATGGCTCGGCGCCGGCACCGATCCCAACAATGTTTACTATGGGCAGGCGCTCGGCGGAGCCGAGCAAGCATCAGGCGGCGCGCAAGATGTTTTTAGCAGCGCCATGACGCTGGGCGGTGCGATCCCCAGCGCTTTTGCCCAGGCTCAAGCGGCCATTGATCCATCGCTTCTGACCCAGGCGATCCAGTATGGCGCCGGCGGGTCGATGCCCTATGTTGAGCAGCAGGCAGGGGGGCTCGGCGGGTCGGAAAACTGGATAATGAACCAGTTGGGGGGGCTGATCCCGCAATTGACCGGGCAGGCCGTAACTGGGGGGCAAACGCTTTTTGGTGATGCCCTCAGTCAGCTGCAGGGCGGGGCCTACCCGCAAGCCGCTCAGGCATCAAATGATTTGTTTGCCCAGGGGCTATATGACCTGCAGAGCGGGGTTGTCCCGCGGTCAACAGATATCTCGAATCAACTGCTCGACAGTGCCTCGGCGGGGATGGGGTCGCTCTTTCCGACAGCCCTGACAACGGGGCAGGGGGGACTTGACGAGGTCTTGCAGCAGATCACAAGCGGAATTTATCCGCAGGCATCGGCAAACGCCCAAGACCTGCTCGGCAATGCCGGGAGAGGGATGGCGAGTATTTTTCCCCAGGCGATGCAACAGAGCGGTGCGCTCAATACGGCGGGCAACCAGATCCTTGATACAGGGATGCCGCTGGCCGTGGGTGGTGCGGCGGATCTGTCGCGCTATGGAAAACAAATTCTCGGGACCGCGTTTGATCCGCAGGGGGCGCTTTACGACCAGCTGCAAAACCAGGTCCGGCAGCAATCGGCGGCAACCGCGGGGGCTGCTGGTCTTGGCGATACTGCGTACGGCGCCTCGACGATCGACAACACGCTGGCGAACTTCAATATCAACTGGCAGAACCAGCAGCTGCAGCGCCAGGCGACAGGGTTAGGTGCGGCGGAACCCGCCTTTAGTGAGGCGGCAGCGCTGCCGGGAGCGGTTGCCTCATCCGCGATTCCTTCGTTTCAAGCCGCAACCGCAATGCCGGGGGCCGCGCTAAGTTCATTTCTTCCTTCGTTGCAAACAGGAGCGGCGCTGCCGGGGTCAACGCTGCAATCGCTGATGACGGCAGGCGGGCAGGCTGGGCAGTTGCCGGGACAGACCATGTCCTCGTTTTTGTCGTCGTTGCAGGAGGGGGCGGCCTTGCCCGGACAGGCCATGGCCTCGGCACTGCCCGCGATCCAGGCGGGGGCGGCCTTGCCCGGAGCAACCCTGCAGTCGCTGTCCCCGAGCCTGACGGCGGGATTGAGCATGCCTTACCAACCCCTGCAGCAGGGGGGTGCGATTGATCAGCAAATAGCTCAACTCACGGCGGCCATAGGGGGAATGCCCGCGTCGGTTGCGGGGCCATACGGCAATCTGCAGGCACAGGCGGCGGGGCTGCCTTTTGCCCCGTTACAGGGACTCTCGCAAATGACGGGACAGTTGCCGGGGCTTTTTGGCGGCGGTGCGACATTGTCGGGCCTGCCTTACGGCACCGCTAATACCGGGATGACCAGTGCCCTCAATGCGCTATCGCAAGGCGTCAACATCGGCAACCAGCAGTTTGTCCTGCCGCAGCAGATAATGAACGACCTCCAATCCTATCTCGGGTTGGGTCAGTCAGCTTCGGCCTTGAGCGGGAGTCTGGGGCAGATGGGTCAGAACCAGCTGATGCAGTCGCTGTCGGGGATCGGCGGCGCACTCGGCACCGGCTCGAACCTGCTGTTTGGCAACAGCCTGAGCAGTAGCGGCGGGCTTTTGGGGTCGCTTGGCCTCAACCCATTTACCAGCGGGTTGGGGGCAACATCGCAGTACTTCTCGCCGCTTGCCGGCACGCTTGGCGGCGTTGCTGATTTTGGTGGCGGGGCTGATTTAGCGGGCGGCGCTCTGGCGGGTGGGGCTGGGTTGGCAGCCGCAGGCACGGGGGCTGCCGTAGACGCGGGCAGCTTAGCCTCTCTCTTACCCTTGGCGCTCCTCTAATGGTCGGTATGCCCCTCCTCAACCTCGGCACCGCGCTTGGCGGTCTGTCGCAAGGTTATAACCAGTCGCAGCAGCAATACATGCAGCGGGCACTGCAGCAACTTGCCTTGCAGCAGGCGCAATCACAGCAGAACGCGGCGAGACTTGCGGGTCTGGGGCTCCAGGGCGGGTTGCTTGGCCGGGGCAATACCGTGCCGCAGATGGGCGCACAGGCGTCGCTGCCCGGTATCACGCGGACGCCAGGTCAGGCGACGTCGCCGATCCCGCCGCCCTCGCAGCAGCAGCCGCCCAGTGCTGGATCAGGCGGCGATGCTGTGTATGTGCAGCCCGACGCCGCTTATTTGCCGTGGGCCGAGCAAGCACAGCGCTGGAACCCCGACAAGGCAATTCCCTCTGACCAGATGAATCCCGCGCAAGGCAATGGGAATCAGGGTCCGGAAGGATCGATAGGACCGGAAGGTCCGCAGGGTCCGGCAGGACAAGCAGGCCAAGTCATCCCCCTTTCGCCACAGCAGGGGGGCGACGATACCCCGAGTTGGATGACCACGCCGATTTTTGGCGCCGGTGGAACGGGGACTGTTCTAGGGCAAGGAGGAGGGCAAGCGCCCTCGCTCGCACCACCGCCGGCCGCGACGACATCGGGCACAGGCGCCAAGCCGACCCGTCCAGCAACCGCGAAACCAGCCGAAGCGCAACCGGCCGAAAAGGCACCAAGCGCTTCAGGCAATGTCGCGGTTAACGTGGGCAACCAACAGTTTGATGTACCCCAGTTGTTTAATGTCCTTGATCCGTCAAAGCTGGCGCAAGGTCTGGCGCGTCTGGCGCCGAATGCCGATCCGGCAGACATCTACCAAGCGACCTCTGATCTTTTAAAGCTGTCGAGCGGCAACAAGGCCGAGCAGCTGCAGGCGGC